GTCCATGGTGTTAAACCATGAAGACCTTCCCATTTTTTAATTTTATTTTTTATTTATTTTTATCATTCTGACTTCTTATCGGAGTTAGTCTCCTCCGGTTCCAGTTATTTGCATTGCCCATGCCGAGGGCTTGCTTAATTATTAGTACGCCGCTCCTAGGAACTCATATTGCCGATCAACAACATTAAGTTCAATAAGCTTTGCAGGAGTAGGAAAACCATAAGTAATCATCTCTGGACTCAATCCTCTTTTTCGAATAGATTTTTGTATGGACTCGCTTTTAATTTCCATCATCCTTTTAACCGCCACTTCCTCAGTCAAATCAAGAGCTAATAAAACATGAGAATACACAACAGCCAAATAGTTATACGCATGTAGGTTAGAATAGTATGTCCCATATGCATGACCAATACAAGATAGTAACATGTCAAAAAGATCACGTGTTTCTGCTTCTCGAGACCAAATAAGACGGAGTACCAAATCATTAGTAGGACGATATGAAAGATAACGAGGCTGTCCTCTTTCTTGGGAAAGTGAATTCCTTACTGTATAGTATTTGAGAAAACAGACTTGCTCATCAATCAAACCGCCATGTTGGTCAGCTACAGAAAGTAATTTCACCCTTTTCATATCACGGATAGTCATACCCCAGTATTTATTCAGCCATAGGTTCCAACCTTCTATACTCATCCAAAGTGCTAACTCCTCACAGAGTGGGAAACGTAATATATGATCGTCACCTTGAACTAAAATATGTATAAGACATCTTATTAACCATCTTTCACACTTCTTAGCCAGATAATGTGGTACCCTTCGCATCTGAAAAGATACATACCAATAGAACAAAAGTGCCACACACCATGAATCCATTTGACTGGTTTCTAAAACACCAGATGGTACTAAGCCTTCTAAGATAACCCATACTGAACCCATGATATGTGTAATACGTTGTGATATTTCTTCTATTAGAAATTGGACTATAGCTTTAATAATATCATAATCCTCTGATGCTGGATTGAAATAGTACAAGATATATGCATAAAAGAATTGAACCAATTTTTGACGAATACTCAAATCTAACCCATCAAAGTCTCCTTCATAAAGGATGGCATCCTCTGGATCATCATACAAGTTTAGAGCTTTAGCCATAAAATCCGCTCCGCCATGACTATGAGAATGTCCTACACGGATAACTCTTCCG